AGAAGGCCCGCAACATCAAGGCCTTAGCACAAGACTTCGCCATTCAGATGCAAGCCAAACTCATGCGCAAGACCGAGGCTACTGAGAAGCCCAAGGAGCGCGGGATCGTGATGGTTAACACCCAGTACGGCCTCCTTTTTGGGAGGTACACCCGCGCACTGTACGCGCGCATGAAGGAGGTCTTTCCAAGCTGGGCCCCTGGGCGCACTGCACATGATTTGTGCACCGCGGTCTGTTCGTGCGTGAGCCGCTTCGGCGGTCTCGCTTCCACGGACGTGAGCGGGATGGATAACTCCGTCGGCGCCATTCTTCACGGTTATTGGGCGACTTTCGTCCTCTCCGTGTTCGACCAGGGGGAAGACTCGGACTTGGCGCGCTACCTCAACCTTGAGTCGCGCGCGTTTGTGCGGATCCCGGGCCAGCCCGGGTACCGCACCGACGGCAACACCATCTCGGGCAACCCCGACACCACCGTCCGCAACACATTTATCGTGCTGCTGGAGATGGCGGCTGCGGAGGTGCTTCGCGCCCGGCAGGAGGGGCGGACTCACACCTATGAGAGTCTAATCCCCGAACTGGGGCTGGTTTCAGGGGACGACGCGTGCGTCAACCCTGGTCACCTCGATGAGTTCAAGGCCGTCTGCAGCGCCATGCACATGGAGCTCAAGTTCGACGAGCTGGCACCCGGAATGGTCAAGTTCTTAAACAGGACTTGGCTCTCACCCCTGGTGTCTTCCCACAATGTCCCCAGCCTCGAGCGCCTGCTCGTTCGGCTCCCGGTGTACACCGGCGCTGACGGACGGCCCGAGGACCGGACAGCAGGCTTGGAGGTCTCCGACGGCAACACGCCGTTTATTCGTGAGCTCATTCAGGCGCGCAAGCGCTGCCTCGGCCACGTCCAGGGCGTCGCCTCTCCGGACAAGGAGGCGGTTGGTCTGTGGAACGAGGAGGAGTTTAACGAGTCGCACGAAAGGTTGGCTTACCTGGCATATTCACTGGACATGGGTGTCTCTATTGAGGCACTCTCTGCGGTAGCGCATCAGCTTTCAACGGCGCGCACTGAGGCGGACTATGGCGCGATCATGCCCATCAAGGAGCGTGCCACGCCGCCCGCAAAGTCTGGGGAGATCACTAGTGTGGTTGCTCCCCAAGCGCGCAAGGAAGCGGTGGCACATGTCAAGGAGCGTGTCACGCCCCCCGCCAAGGCCGGCGAGGCTGCTAAGGTGGCCCCGGCCCACGCGAGCAAGGACGCGAGCGCAACCGCGAGCAAGCCCAGTCCAGGTCCCAAGGCTGCCGTGAAGAAGAAACCGGCCGCCAAGGGTGTACCGCCTAAGGCGGTACGGGCTCGGGGTTAGAGTCGCCCCCGGGGCTGAGCGTCCCCGGCCTAAACACCGCTCCGCCTGAGACCCCCGGCGTGATAGGGGGTTGCCCATAGCAGCCCACCCACACAAACCGCGCCGTCCTTTCCTCTGGACGTATGCCTCGCCGCAAGCTGAATTCGCAGATTTCCCCCCTCGCAAGGGGGAAACCAGCTGCGCAGCTTATTGCGCAGACCGCTGCCATTGCCGGCGGCGTTGCCGCAGACCGCGCGATTCGCGCGGCCGGGAAAGCCGCCGGTCAGGCAGTGCGCAACAAAATCCGCCGGGCGATGACCCCTAGTCCACCCCAGAGTGTTACCGCACCCCTGCGCGTTTCCGCGATCATGGGACCTTTGCGGTACAGCTCGCAACCGGTGGCGAATGGCAT